CCTGAAGGGGCCTTGGAATGAGGCGTTCCTCGAGCAGTGCGATGACTTCCCGGATCCGCTCGCCCACGACGACCTGCTTGACGCCGTCGCGTACGTCGACCAGATGAGCACTCCGTTCTACCACGGGGAATTGCCTGCCGACGATTGGCAACCGCAGGATTTGGATGCCGGCTATTAAGTTCCGCTGCACCAACTGTGGTGCCTGTTGCCGCCGTATCGGGCTCATCCAGGGCTTCCCGACGAAGGTCAAGCCTGGCACGACGGAGTGTGAACACCTGACGCCCGACAACCTTTGCGCGATCTACCACACCCGCCCCTCGGTGTGCCGCGTTGATCTGATGCGCCCTCGAGGCGTTCCTATTACGACCTGGCACGCACAAAACGAAGAGGCTTGCCGCCAACTACAGGAATCTGCATGAGCTTCGTTCCAACGTCAGGCCAGAGCATCCTCGTCGATCCGCCGTCCGCCGACGGCCGGCCGACGTCGCCGACGCAGACAGGAACCGGTCTTGTGTCGTGGCTCGTAGGTAAGTTCCAGCCGTGGGAGCGCCACCGTGACGACGGGTACAAGGACCGCTGGGGGCGCTACTGGCGCCTGTGGCGAGGGCAGTGGGCGCAGGAAGATCGCAATCGAGTCAGTGAGCGCTCGCGTCTGATTGCCCCGGCGCTGTCACAGGCTATCGAAATGACCGTGTCCGAGATCGAGGAGGGCCTCTTTAGCAAGGAGGTCTGGTTCGACATTACGGATGACATCCAGGACCAGGAGAAGCTCGACGCGCTCCTGGCGCGGGACAACCTGCGTGAGGATCTGGCCAAGGTTAACGCTCCTGACGCCGTCGGTGAGGCCGTGCTGAACGCGGCGATTTTCGGCACGGGCATCATCAAGATGAATGTCGAAGTCGTTCGCGAGCAGAAGATGACTCGCGACGACGTGTCGAAGTCCCTGAAGACGCAGGGCGACGAGGTCGTCCGCGTGACCTGGGAGGCCATCCGTCCAGACGAGTTCGTGCCAGATCCGGCCGGTCGCCACACGGGCGAAATGCTCGGCATGTTCCACAAGGTCAAGAAGCCTCTGCACGTCGTGCTCGAGAAGATCGAGCAGGGGACGTACCGAGCTGACGCGAAGCAGTATTTGCATGGGTCGAACTGGAAGGGAGGCTCTGATACAGACATCGACCGCCAGGACCCGCAGAGCCTTCTCGCCGCCGACGAAGGCGATGAGGTCGAAATCCTCGAGTACCACGGTAAGGTGCCGGTATCCCTCCTGCACGGGGCATCAACACAGCGTGTAACCCGTGACGAGAACGGTAACATCCGCGTCGCGGTCGTGAACAGCATCGACGACATTCTGGCCGACGACGGTGGTGCGATGGTTGAGGCGATCGTGACGATCGCGAACCAGAACGTGCTTCTGCGCGCTATGGTCAACCCGTTCACTATGCATGATCGTTCGATCATCGCGTTCCAGTTCGAGAAGGTCCCTGGCCGCTTCTGGGGACGCGGCGTCGCCGAGAAGGGATTCAACCCACAGCTGGCGCTGGACTCAGAGATCCGTGCGCGCATCGACGCTCTCGGCTTCATCAGTTCTCCGATGATCGCCATCGATGGTGGTCGCGTGCCGCGCGGCTTCAAGATGGAGATCAAGCCCGGGAAGGTGTGGATCACCCAAGGCCCCCCGGCCGACGTGCTCAACCCAGTCCAGATCGGCGCGGTCGAGCCGAACACTTTCAACCAAGCCTCCGAGATGGAGCGCATGGTGCAGATGGGTACCGGGGCGTTCGATACGGCCTCGAGCCTGAAGGGCCAGGACAGTAATGGGCCGCAGCAGGCATCGCTGATTATGGGCGCCTTCGTGAAGCGCTCGAAGCGCGCGATCCGCAACGTCAACGACAACCTCATGCAGCCGCTACTCAAGCAGACAATGTGGCGCTACATGCAGTTCGCGCCGCGCCGCTATCCGCAGGACTTCGACTTCCGCGTGATGGCGACTCTTGGAATTGTGGCCCGTGAGGTTGAGGCCATGCAGCTTACACAGCTCATGGGCATGATGCCGGAGGCATATCCGCAGGTCACTGCAGCCGTTGCCAAGGGCATCATCGACCTCTCCAGCATCCACAACAAGACCGAGGTCATGCAGGCGATCGACGCCGCTACGGCGCCTCCGCCGCCCGAGGCTCAGAAGCGCCAGAAGGATCTCGAGGATCTCCAGTTCATGGCTGTGTCCGCTGACGCCGAGGGCAAGGTCCTCGACAACCGCGTCAAGATCGCCACGGTCCAGAAGCTTCTCGCTGATGCGCAGAAGGCGATGTCGGACGCAGGAACTGACAGCAATGAGATGCAGGCTGAGATGGCCCGCCTTACCGTCGAACTCGAGAGCCTCGATGTGGCTCGCGAGAAGAACAAGATCGAGCTGGCCAAGGCCCATCTCGCATTCAGGACAGCACAAGAGCAGGCCAAGAAGCCTGCCGCAACAGCGAAGAAGTAATTCACTTGGGAGAGTGTATATGACGAACGAAGTCCTGGTCGGGGTAGGCCCCGACGAGTCGGCAGCGATGCCGACGCACGAACTGATGTCTTGGCTGGATGAACGAGAGCGAGATCGCTTCGTCAAGTTCCAGGAGACATTCGAATCCGCCGGCTGGCGCCTCGTGACAGAGTTCGCCTCTGCCAAGATTGTCCAGCACGGAGTCGACGGGGCGAACGCCTCGTCGTGGGAGAAGGTCCTAGAGAACCGCGGCTCACGCCTTGCGTGGGAGCAGGTCTCGAAGTTGGCCGAAGAGTTTATGACAGCGTTCGAGCAGATGGCGGAAACCAGCCGCGCTGAAGCGAACGCAGAGCAGGATGGCCTAGAGTAGTGGCCGTTTTGCATGACTTCCTGTGCTCATGCGGGCACGTTTTTGACGACTTCATTCGAAGTTCGGACACAACTGCACCGTGTCCAAAGTGCAAGAGCCCCGCAGAGCGAGTGTTTCTTCGCGCACCGCGCATCGACTGGTCCGGCATGGCTCAAGGGAGCAACGCCGGCCCTGAGTTCGTAGATCGGTTCGAGAAGATTCACCGGAAGGAAACGGCGCGGCAGGAGAAGATCCTGCGCGAACACGGCGACTACGGTCCCGGGTACGACGCGCCCCCTTCGCAAGGTGCATAGCTGTCTGCTACCACAAGTCCACGCGTTGGACCGGTAGGGAGAAGTGATGACGACGACATCAGTAGGAACGCGGGTAACCAACCCCGAAACCGCCCCAGGCGATCTTGCGGCACTAGAGCAAACCCTGAAGGACGCCACGAAGAAGCCACCGGTAGCCGACGACAAGTCGAAGACGCCGCCTGGCACCCCGCCATCGAAGCCCGAATACATTCAGGACAAGTTCTGGACGGGTGACGAAGCGGAATCTCTACGCAAGCAGGCCGAGGCTTACTCCTCGCTCCAGTCTGCGTACGGACGCATGGCGAACGATCTCGGTACTCAGCGCAAGCTCACCGACCAGATCCTGGCCCTGGACAAGCGATCAACTGATCTCGAGGGAACACCCGCTGCTGTGAAGACGGTGCCAAAGGTGAACGCTCGAGACCTCGTCGATAGGCCGACCGAAACTCTCGACGCATATTGGAAGCAGCGGGAAGACGCGCTTCGTGCGGAGATGGATCAGCGAGATGCTGCCCGTGCAACGGCTGACGCCGAGCGTCATTTCGTCACGAAGCACTCTGACTTCGCGACCGTAACTCAGACCCCTGAGTTCATGTCGTGGGTTCACAGCTCGCCGCTCCGTCAGCGTGCCGCGGCTTTAGCCGGCACGGGCAATTTCGTCGTAGCCGACGAGTTGCTGACTGAGTACAAGGCCATCAAGGGACAGGCTCCGAATCCGGCTGCCGATCCCAACCGTGGCACAGGCAAGACCGCTCCCGACCCGGCCGCAACCGAGGCTGCCCGCAAGGCCGCTCTCGAGACTGCGGCGAATGCCGGGGGAGCAGGAACAGGGAAGGGACCGACGTATCGTCGTGCCGACCTGATCAAGCTCAAGATGGAGAAGCCACAGGTGTACTCGGACCCCGCATTCCAGGCTGAAATCCTCCGTGCGTACGCTGAAGGTCGGGTCAAGTAACGTCTCCCCAACCACATCCCAATCATCCCCACTAGGAGTAGACAACTATGTCTCTTGGATCAGACCACATCGTAGCTTCGGAAATCGGGAACTTCATTCCCGAAATCTGGAGCGACGAAATCATCGCGGCCTACAAGGCCAACCTCGTAATGCGAAACCTCGTCCGCATGCTCAACCACAAGGGCAAGAAGGGCGACACGATTCGTGTCCCGACCCCGACCCGCGGTAGCGCGTCGAGCAAGACAGCGGAGACTCAGGTCACGCTGATCGCGCACGGCACAGACACCGGCCTGACGATCTCGATCGACAAGCACTACGAGTACAGCCGGCTCATCGAGGACTTCGCCGACGTGCAGGCTCTCGAGTCGCTGCGCCGTTTCTACACTGACGACGCGGGATACGCGCTTGGCCGCCAGGTCGATATCGACCTGATCCTTGCCGTGTTCGGCGCCACCGGTGTGGTGTACACGGCCTCGACAGGCGTGATCGAGTCCACATCGACCGGCATGCCAACGATCTACGAGGGCGACGGCACGTCCTGGGATCAGGCCGCCTCGACCGACATCACCGACGCAGGCATCCGCGCGTACATCAAGCTCCTAGACGACGGCAACGTGCCGTTTGCGGGTCGCGTGGTGGTCGTGCCGACCATCGTGAAGCAGGACCTCCTGGGTCTAGCGCGCTTCACGGAGCAGGCGTTCACGGGTGAGGCCAACGGTGCGAACAGCATCCGCAACGGTCTAGTCGGGAACCTCTACGCCATGCCGGTGTACGTCTCGACACAGCTGCCCATCGTCGATGACTCGACGGGCAACGCGGACAACAAGCTCGGTCTGGCCTTCCAGACTGACGCTGCGGTCCTCGTGGAGCAGCTCGGCCTTCGTGTGCAGAAGCAGTACAAGCAGGAGTACCTCGCGGACCTGATGACTGCCGACACGATCTACGGAACGAAGCAGCTCCGTAGTGCGAGCGTCGTCCCGTTCGTCGTCCCGTCGACCTAATCTGACCTAGGTCAGTAGCGGGCGGGGAGCAATCCCCGCCTGCTCTTTAGGGTGCCTTATCCTAGATAGGGTGCCGTTAAGAGCAGATTACCTTGGAGAGACGATCTTGACGTTCATGGAGCTGATTAACAAGGTGCTGACTGCCGTCGGCCAGGGTGACGACCCGGTCATCGCTGCGGTCACGGACACCTATCAGCTGAAGGCGGCACAATTCGTACTGGACTTCCTCGAGGAAGTGGAAGGGGCCGCGCCCTGGCGCGTCCTCCGTTCTCGCGTGGCCGCTACAGTAGCAGCCAACGGGAACAGCATCGCGCTGTCAGGCGTCAACCGCAAGACGCAGCTCTGGTACGAGAACGAGGAACACTGCCAGCGTGCGGATCCTCTCTGCTTCGACGTGACGAACACTAGCGCCCAATACGCACTTCGATTGATGGATCTGGCAACCCTGCTGCGTATTGACCAGGAGGCGTCGAACACGGCCACGAATGCCCAGCCGTCGCACTTCGCGATCGAGCGCACGGCGACCGGCGTGACGCTCTACGTGCATCCGCGCGTGAACACGGCGCGCAACATCGAGATTGACCTGCTGGTCCCTCAGGCGCCAGACTTAGTGGCGACAGACACCGGAGATCTGTCGACAGACATTAAGGTGCCGGTATTGCCTGTGCAGTACGGGGCGTCGTGGTGGGCGATGGAGGACCGCGGTGAGGAGCTTGGCCCTCGCGGCGACAAGGCCGAGAAGCGGTACCGCGACCTATTGGCTGATGCCGTAGCGCAGGAGATTGCGGAGCAGGGGTTCGATTCGTTGGTGCCGCAGTAATGCCTGGACAGCTCGCTCCGGTCGACCTGATCTCGCCGGGATTCCGCGGGGTCAACTACGAGCAGCAGGGGTCTCTGCTTGCCCCATCGTGGGCGGTGAACGCCACCAACGCAACCATCGATGCGAGTGGCCGCTTGGCGTCCCGCCGCGGGTATAGCAACCTGACCGGCACCCCTATTACCGCTACCCCGGCGGTGAAGACAATCTTCCAGCACATCACAGAAGCTGGAGCCTACACGAACATTGTGGCGTGGGACGGAGGCATAGGCACCGGCGTCGACGCCCCTGGTAGCAACGACATCTCTGGCTCGGTGACAGACACAGATGGTACCTGGTGGTTTCAAAATTTCAACGGCAGGTGCATCGGCTTTCAGGCTGGGCAGAAGCCTATTGTCCGCACTTCTGGGAATTTTGCAACTGTCACTGAAGCTAGTGGGACTGCTCCTACTTCTGCCGGCGGCATTGGTCTTTGCGCTTTCGGTCGCGTGTGGGCACTTGATTCAGATTATCAGACCATCAAGTACTCAGCGCTTCTAGACGAGACTCACTGGACGACAGGCGCTGGCTCGATCGATATGAGTAACGTCTGGACTAATGGCACTGACCAGGTCACTGGGATCTTTGCGTTCAACGGATTTTTGATAGTGTTCGGCCACCGACACGTTGTGATTTGGTCGGACAATGTCGGCAACCAGCTCGGTGTAGACCCAGAGGAGCTGATTGTAGTCGACATCATCACAGGCGTAGGCTGCGAGTCTCAGTGGACCGTGCAGTACATCGGTGACGCCGACATGATGTTCGCCGGCCTGCACGGAGTGCATTCTCTAAGTCGAGTCATTCAGGAGAAGTCAGCCCCGCTCAGCACATGGAGCCGGGCGATTCACACGACGTTCCTCGAGAACCTCACTGAGGAGACCAGCAAGAACCGAATCCGTTCAGTAGTGGATCCGACTCGCGGCATCTACATCCTGACGTTCCCTGTGCACGCTCAGAATACATGGGTGTTTCATTTCAACCGACCGTTCCAGGCGCAGGAGTATAACCAGGTCCTACTCCCGATCACGACATGGACGCTTGCTCCGACCGCATGGTGTTGGGATCAAGAGAACAATCGATTGCTGCTTGGCCGAGCCGGCATCATCGGCAACTACGCCGGCCTCGATACCGACAACGGGACCTCGTTCGTATTCGACTACGAGAGCCCGTACATGCATATCTCGGAACAGGTGTCGAACCGACTGAAGATCCTGAAGCGCCTTGGCGTCCTGGTTTACGTGCTGTCCGCGACGACGGTCACGTTCCGGTGGGACTTCGACTTCCAGGGCGACACCCGCATGAAGATTATTTCCTTTGCTTCCGGCACTGGTTCAGAGTGGGGTGAGGGAGAGTGGGGGGAAGCTGAGTGGTCCGGGGCTCTAGCGCTTCGCATTCGCAAGTTCCCGGCCAACGGCCAGGGGCAATACATCATGGTGGGGCTGCGCGCGACAGTGGTCAGCCAGATCGCCATTCAGCAGCTTGAAATATTCTCGAAGATCGGAGCGTACGCCTAATGTCAGACTTCACACAGGTCAACGACTACTCCGCCAAAGATGTGTTGGCCACCGGCAACCCGGAGAAGCTGATCCTGGGCTCGGACATCGACGACGAGCTGGCGGCAATTTCAACCGCCATCACGTCGAAGTTCGACAGCAATGACCTTGCGACACAGGCGCAGGCCGAAGCAGAGACGTCCAATGTCGTGCTGCTTACTCCGCTGCGCCTTGCGAATTGGGCTGACTACAATGCTGGGATGGTCGGTGACATTCAAGCCCTGGCTGACCCTGGTGCCGATCGCGTCCTGGGCTGGGATGAGTCCGCGAATGCCACTATTGGCTTCTCGCTGAGTACCGGACTCACGTCGTCGGGTACAACTCTGCTCATCGACGCAGCTGTTGTCCCACAGTTGGCCGGTGCACCTAACACGTTCACTGGCACGAACTACTTCCGTGGTACCCGCTTCTACGATGCTGGGGTAACCGACTACATGGACTTCACGCACAACGGGACCGACATGCTGGTCACGTTTGCGAACACTGGCGAGCTGGACATTACTGTCACGACGTTTGACTTCAATGGTAACCTGGATCTGTCAGGGACAGTAACAAGCCCCAACACGTCGTCTAGCGAAGTCGGCTACAAGGGCACGCCGCAGAACGTGCAAGACGTGAGCTATGAACTTGTTCTGACGGACGCCGGGAAGACGATTTACAAGGCGGCCGGCGGAGCTGGTGAGACCATCACGATCCCCGCCAACGCCTCGGTGGCGTTCCCGGTCGGGACGATCGTGCGAGTGGTGAACAACGGCGGTGGGACGCTTTCGATCGCCATTACGACGGACACGCTGACCCTCGCTGGAACTGGCACCACTGGCACACGCACGCTTTCTGATAACGGGGTTGCGGTGCTGGAGAAGGTCGCAAGCGCTGAGTGGTTTATCAGCGGCGCCGGAATCTCGTAATGAGCGGCGCTCTGGCAGCTATGGTGAGCGGTGTTCCTGGTGTTATTAACCCAGCGCTCACAAGCTCTAGTAACACGCCGAGCTGCTCCGCGCAACTTAGCAACGCCGGAGTACATACGTTTGGCAATGGGGGTGGGGGAGCAGATACAGAAGACTGGGTGACTCCGGCCACCGCAGTCATTGCCGCAGAATACCAGGTCAAGACTGATGTAACCTCTGGCACCTTCAGCGATGATCCATCCGCAGGAAGTTGGATTGATCTGTCCACTACACGCCTCTGGACTAAGCTTTCCGCAGGGACGGTTATCTTTACGCTGAGCATTCGAGAGAGATCCTCGACTACTGTTCGCACGACTCAGTCTCTGTCTATGGTCGTGACGTAATGGGGCCGTATGCAGTAGATGATACCGTCGCTTCCGTGCTAGCTGGACTCACTGGTGCGTCACTCGAACACATCGGCCTAATCTACCAGGACGGAGCGGATGCGAAGAGCACGTCTCCACAATCATCGCAGCAGAAGGCGAAGGTCCGCGCGAATATCATCATCCCTAAGGGAAGTCTTCGCGCGCTGTACCACAATCATCCGGTGTTCAACACGCGACGAGACTTTCGCGGGGCTGGCGGCGGAGAGTCATTCTCAGACGACGACAAGACACAGGCGCGTAAGCTCGGCGTGCCTTCCTACATTCTCACCCCTACACGGCGTGTGCTGAAGTTCGACCCGAAGACCAACGAGGTCTCCGAGGTCCTTGCCCAGTTGGATCTCGCCGAGATCTCCAAGCTTCGCACGTCCGAAACTATCCGCACCGCCGGTGCCCACAACACGCTCGTAAAGTAACGGAGTCCTAATGGCTTTTCCCCTTCTAGCTGCTGCCATTCCGTCTATCATTAGCGGCGTCAGTTCGCTTTTTGGTGCGAGCAAGAAGCGCAAGGCTCAGCAGGAGCTACAGAACTATCAGCGCAGCCTTCGCCTGGACCCGGTCACTGGGCAGTTCGGCCAGATCGGCGTGGAAGATGGGAACATCGATGCCGGGGCCTTCGGTGATCTACAGAGCATGTTCAGCGGAGGGGCCAACCAAGTCCTAGGCGGAACGGACTTCGGGGCAGGCCTGCCGCCCGAGGTGGCACAAGCATTCAGCATGCTGCAGTCTCGCATGAACCCCAGCGCGGATCCCTCCCTGGGCGCGGGAAATCAGTCGGACATGATGCGGCAGCTTTTTGGCGGGGCCAGCGGTCTGGCCGGCCAGCTGGGGCAGTCATTCGATTCGACTCGCGATAGCACACTGGGCCTGCTGCGCTCACAGGCGATGCCGGGGCAGCAGCGGGCGGTCGACTCCACGCTTTCCCGTCTCTTCGCACAGGGCCGACTTGGGTCTACCGGAGGGGCCAACATCATGGGACGGCTTGCCGAATCCCAGAACCAGCAGGACCTTGGATTCCAGCTGGCGGCTGGCGGTGAGGCTAGGGCGGCAAGTGCCGACACGATGAACCGGTTCCAGTCTCTGTTCTCCGGCGGGCAGACGGCTTTCGGAAACCTGCAGGGACTCGAGCAGGAGGGGTACGATCGTACAGGGCAAAACCTGGCGGCCACTACGGGGCTGCAGTCACTGCCGACCGATCTGCAGAGTGGGCGAGTCGGCCTCGCGCAGAACCTCATGGGGGGCGCGACCAACATCCAGGACATGTTGATGCAGGCGTTCGGCGGTGCCCTCAACAAGGCGACTGCCGCCACCAACGTGCGAGTGGCCGGTGCAGGTCTCAATACACAGGCTCAGGCGGCTCCAGGCTACTCAGCTTCCCCGATGGCGGATGCCTTCGGGAACCTCGGCGCGGGGATGTCCACCCCACAGAGTGGCCAGGCCCTGATGCAGCTGTTCCAGAACCTGTTCAAGCGCTAAAGGGATACCATGCCTGACCAGTACGGCAACGCCACACCACAGGAAGTACTTGCGCAGATTACCGCTGAGCGCGACCAGATCATGGGCGCGGCGCAGGGACCTGACGAGCGGCGACTGGCTACCCTCTTCTCTCTTGGGCGCATGATGATGTCCGGGCAGGATCCGCGTCTGCTCAAGGCGCAAGCCATCGAGAATGCCCAGCGCGAAGTGCAGGAGCTGCCGCGGGGGGAGGAGGAGAGTGAGCTGTCGTACACGCGACGCCTGACGTCGGCGCTGGCCGACCGCCTCCGTGACGTAGACCCGTCGAGTGCTGCGGCTGCCCGAGTGGAGGCCAAGAAGCTCGAGAGTGAAGAGCAGAACCGTCGCATCCTGATGCAGCAGGAAACGATGCAGGAACAAGCGATCGCGGCGAACGAGAGCGACAAGACCCTTCGTCAACGCTTCGAGGACATGGGCTACGTCGTGAATCTGAAGACGGGCGACGTGCTGGGTCAGGTGAAGATCGACGACCCCGAATACGCGGAGAAGGTGGCGAAGATCGTAGGGAACGATCCGACGATCACCGACATGCCGTACGAGGACATGCTACGCATCGTGAATGATCCCGCGACTGCCATGGGCAAGCAAGTGTCGGTGCAGCAGTTCGGAAAGTTGACCGAGGAGATCGATCAGAACTACCGAATGGGCGTGACGGTGAACCAGCTCTACGATATCGCCGAGGATGCGTGGGTCGACAACCAGAACACGGTCTCCGACTTTAGCGCCATCGCCAGCAAGGTCAATGCCGTTGTAGGTAACGTGGCCGAGGCCATGTCCACGATGAAGGACGGCACCGACATCAACGACTACATGCGAGGCCCCCGCGGCCGTGAGCTGTACGAGCGGGCCCGCAACAAGGGCATCACCGAGTCTCTCATGGTCTCGCTGGCGTATATGTTCGCTATGGCCCGCAACGATCGCGTCACAGACGCCGACCTCGAAGCCGCAGTGAAGATGCTCGGCGGTCAGGGTGGAGACATCCGCGTGGCTCTCGCGACTATCGACGCCCAAATGGCGAACCAGAAGGCAACCTGGGGATCTATAGACTCGAGCATTGGCCTCCCCCCTGATCAGGGCGGAGTATGGTCTCCTGGCCAGTTCCGCATTCTGAGTGACAAGTCCAGCCTGGCCAAGAGCGAGCTGGACAAGGCGCTAGCTCGCGGCGTTGCCGCCCGGGCACGCACATTCGAGGTCGACGAGATCGAGAACAAGACCGGCGAACCACCGGTGCCACGTCCTGGCGCTCGTAACTGGGGAAATTAATGGGCGTTCACGCATTCACAGACGACTCCGGCGCCACGATCAAGATCGAGGGGCGCAACCGACAGGAGGCACTCGCGCTTTTGCGCTCGGCTGACCCGGCGGTGGTGGAGCGGGCACTCCGCGTCTCAGAGAAGGGGGGGCTCACGCCTCAGGATGTCACTGCCATGCTCGGCGGGCAGGGCTACAAGGCTGATGCCAGTGGCATGAAGTTGCGTGCAGGAATTCCAGGTGTCGGGTCAGTCAATCTGGGAGTGCCGCTCAATGAAGGCGTCGCCGAGGGGCTGGTGGGAGCAGGCCGTACGTTCGAGTCGTGGGGTACGGGAGCCAAGCAGATCATCGGAGGTACTGAGGCTGAGCTGGCTGGCGCCCGCCACGAGGCGTCCGCTCGCGCCCTCTTTTCCCAGTTGGATGACGAGGGCTTCGGGGCTGAAGACATCGGTGAGGCTCTGCCCACCGTGCTTGCCGCGTTCGGCGGTGGCTCTTTGGGAGCCGGCTGGAAAGCCCTCATGGCTCGCGGAGCGCTCACAGGAGCCGCGACAGAAGGAGTCAAGGCTACCACAGAGGCCGAGTCCCGCGCGCTCAATACGAGCGTAGGGGCGACCGTAGGTGCGGTTACAGGCTTACTCAGCCTGGCCCCTGGGGCATTGAAGTCCGCGATTGGATCAGGGACGACCACAGCTAAGGCGGCGGTCAACTGGATGGGTACTTTGGTGGCTACCGCCAAGGGCAACGCCCAGACGGCGATTTTTACGACCTCCCGCGCGCTGAGCGCGACGACCGCGGCGGCCAACCAGGCCAACACTGCCCTCCTGGCGGCCAAGCGGGCTGGCGTGGTTGGGCCAGGGGTTCGCACCGCTGCCGTCCTGGCGCAACGCGCCCAGGATGCCCTGGGCAAGATCATCGCCGGTATGCACGGCAAGCCGGCCAACCAGGTGGCCTACCACGCTGCCAACGAAGCCTTCGAGGCTGGGTTCGACGCTACAAGCGGCGTGCTACAGTTCAATGCGGCGGCGGCGCGCAACGCGCTGTCTCGCATAATGCCTCGCAACGTCAAGGACTTCGGTCCGGTCGGCACACAGCTGATGCTCTACAAGCAATTCCTGCGTGCGGTCGAGAACGTCGATGATCTGTCGCCGGACACCATCCGCGCGGCGGCGCGCTGGATCATGGATGATCCTGCTGCTGCGACTCTGGTCAAGACGGTGCAGGACACGATCGATCCCGCCGTGAAGCGCTCACTAATCCAGTCACTCGTCCGCAGCTCAAGCTTCGCCACACAGATCGGCGGCTCGACCGAGCTTGTCGACCAGTTCTCTGAGCAGACACCACAGTGACCCTCGGTGAGAAGCAACGGGCCTTCGCCAAGCTCGTCCCTCGTCTCATAGACAAGGCGCATGAGCTTGGCTTCGGCGTATCCCTAGGAGATGGGTATCGAGATCCACGACTACATGGCGCCGTAGGCGTGCGAATGGGCTACGGCCACGCCAAGTCAGGACACAAGCTGCGCCTGGCGCTCGATTTAAACCTCTTCATTGATGTCGATGGGGACGGGGATCTAGATTACGTAGAGACAACGGAACGCCACCGGCCGCTGGGAGAATGGTGGGAAGCACAGCACGAACTATGCCGATGGGGCGGACGCTTCCAGGACGGCAACCATTATTCATTCGAACATGATGGAGTCATGTAATGTTGATTGAGAAGCTGCTCGAGCAGCACATTGCGCAGGATGCCGTCACCTTCGAGGCGCTGCGGTCCGATATCAAAGAGATCAGAGAAAACGTAACAGCCATCCGCGCGACGGTGGAGAAGTCCCGCGGATTCATCGGCGGCGTTATCTTCGTCGTTTCTGCTCTCTGGGCAGTCGTGACTCTGTTCGGTGGAAAAGTCGTGTCATGGCTCTCGACCTAGGCACAGTATTCGCTATCACTCGCGCGGTCCGTTGGTGGAAGCGCGTCCGTCCCATTCGCACATTCAAGGAGTATCGCATGTTGAAGAATGTACTCAAAGGCAAGCTCACGTACTCGGTACTGGGCGCTCTACTCGTGGCGGTCTCCGCCCAAGTCCTAGGCGACGGTGTCGTCAATGCAACGGACTGGAAGGAACTCAGCGAGGCTGTCGGAGTGCTCGTGGCCGTCTACGGCCGCTGGCGTGCAACGCGAGGCTAAGTAGTCCGTGGTTCCGCACACCTACCCAACGAACAACACTGGGGCAATCCCCATCTACGTTCTTCCGTCGATCGTTGGGCTCGCGCAGTGGAAGGACTACATCCCCGTCGTGTACCGCACATAGAGGACTTATGAAGAAGCAGTCGAAGGTTTTCATCTACGTCTACAAGACTGCAGCCGGCGTGTGGGCGGACTTCGACTACAACAAAGCAGTCGGGCACATCGTCGAAACGATCGACGCGACCGACCCGTACAAGGTGATGGAGGACCCAGGCCGTGCAATGCCGGGGCGCGTGAAGGCTCTGGCGGAGCGCCTGATCCTCGATCGTCCTCCTCCGCGCCCGGAGATCGTAGAAGTGCAGGTCCCGGCCAAGCTGCCCGACACCTTGTGGGGTCGCCTCAAGTTCGTCGTAACAGGGGAGCTGTAAGACATGGCTGATGGAGTTGTCCTCAACGCAGGGTCCGGCGGAGTTACCGCAGCAACGGACGACTGCGGAGCGCCTGGTCACACCCAGATCATCAAGCTGGCGATTTCAACGGATGGGGCTGCGACGCTGATCCCCGCCGAGGCCACGAACGGTCTCGACGTCGACGTTACACGAGTGATCCCAGGGACGAGTGCGACTCACCTGGGTAAGGCCGAGGACGTAGCCCATGCCAGTGGAGATGTCGGGGTGCTCGCGATGGCGGTCCGCCGCGACGCCGCTGCCGTCGGCTCCGATGTGGACGGCGACGTTAGCACTCTCAACGTGGATGCTAACGGGCGCCTGTACACTAACATTCACGACGGAGGCAACTCAATCACGGTCGACGGCACTGTTGCTGTCTCTGGCACGGTGACTGTCGACGGCTCTGGCGTTACGCAACCTGTCTCCCATGGAGCGTTGACAGAACTCGCCGCCGCAATCAATGTAAGCAGCCAACTTGATGTCAACATCGCCGCAAGTGGGGCTACTGTTCCTGTTTCAAACGCCGGCATCACGACGATTGCTGGGGCTGTTGCAGGCACCGAGATGCAGGTTGATGTCCTGACGATGCCGACCGTGACGGTGAACGCTCACGCAGTCACGAATGCCGGGACGTTCGCTACTCAGGTTGACGGCGCTGCTCTTACTGCGCTTCAGCTCATTGACGACCCTGTCGCTACTCTCGGAACCACAACGTACACTGAGACTACGACCAAGGGCATGATCGTAGGCGCGGTCCGCCGCGACGCCGACACTACGCTGGTGGACACGACCAACGAGGTCGGACCCCTCCAGATGGACGCCGCCGGCCGCCTCAAGGTCGAGGCGTTCTCGGGGGAGACCCTGCCGGTTTCGCTTGCCTCGGTGCCCAGCCATGCGGTTACCAATGCGGGCACGTTCGCCGTACAGGTGGACGGAAGCTCGCTGACGGCTCTCCAGCTTATCGACGATCCTGTGTTCGCGGACGATGCGGCGTTCACTATCGGTACGTCGAAGGTCATGGTCGCCGGCTTCACGGCCGACGAAGCCTCGACGGATTCGTTGGACGAAGGGGATGCCGGGGCAGCACGCATCACGCTAGATCGTAAGCTTATCACTACACCCTACCCACACACGGCTGGCGGGTTGACGATCTTCCGTTCTCTGGACTTGGATGAGTCTGAAGAGGAAGTGAAGGCCACCGCAGGGCAGGTCTACGCCATGTGGGTGACGAACACTGCGACGACTACTCGCTGGATTAAGTTCTACAACTTGACCGCGGCGAACACGACGGTCGGAACCAGTACTCCAGTCCTCACGATAGGTATCCCCGGTAACTCGACTGACGATATCTCCGGTAACTTCGGTCCTGGTGGTATGGGCATCGCGTTCGATACGGCGATCTCCGTCGCGGCCACGACAGGCGTGGCGGACGCAGATACCGGGGCTCCGGCAGCCAACGACGTAATCGTTAACATCTTCTACAAATAAGAGAATTGGAGTTTTAATGAGCTACCCCGCTAGTACCCCGTCACTGCAATCCGAGCTAGGGACTGCTGACGCGCAGGCGCTGAAGATTAAGACAATGACCATCGCCTTGCGTAACGCGAGTGCGGCGGGTCCTATTGGCCGACAACAGGTTATCGAGTTCGTTGGAACGCTGTCTCGGGCCATATCCGCGTGGAATTCGACGGCCTCTCGTCCCGGCATTGGCGCCTATGCGCAGGCGCAGAAGGGGAATGGCTCGCTCGACGTGGCCGCGGAGTTCACCGCGATGGTGACTGAGGCCACGTCCCTACGGGACTGGATCGGCGCGAATTTCCCGAAAGACGTCGCGACGGGGGCCTTGCTGATCTACACCGTGGATGCGAGCGGGACTTTCACCGAACTGACGTTCACGACCGCGCAGCTTGCACAGTTCCGCACGAGGGCTGACGCGCTGATCGCGACGATTGGCTAGTTTGTGGCAATTAGCGCAGGCACTTGGGTAGCCTACTCGGGCGCAGATGCAAGCACGCTGACGGTAACGTCGTCGTCGTTTACCTCATCGTCCGGGCAACTACTGATTGCCTCGGTAACGTGGGAGGACACAAGCAACACCACGCTGACCTTTAGCGACAGCAAGGGCAACACATGGCAAACCGCGGTCGTCAGCAATGGTGCGGGAGCGAAGTGCGGGATTTGTTGGTGTGTTCCGACCTCCGTTGGAGCAAGCCATACCGTCACCTGCACCTATCCGAATAGCTCGCCGTTTCGGCGAATCGGCGTCCTGCCGGTTAATGGGACGTGGGCCTCGGCCGACGCCCTCTCCGCGACCTCGCAAACAAACTCCGGCGGCACTACGGCTATCGACGCCGGGTCACTCACCACCTCAAAGCGCTCGATCTCGTTCATGGGAGGGGCGGACTACGGAGCTTCGTCCTTCACCGCGGGCACGGGATGGACGAAACTTGGCACCGCCACGGGCCGCCACGCGCAATACCGCATAGACGACGCGGGCACATACGACCCTGCGGGCACCTTGAGTGGCGTCAACGACTGGTCTGCGGCGGCGTTTGCTCTTGGTGAGACGGCAGGAGGCGGGGGAGCCACGCTCATTCATCGCGGACTGATGCTTGGGGTAGGTATCTAAGATGCTTCTGCTGCTCAATATCAACCTGGGCCTAGGATACGGGGTAGACCTCGGGGGCACCCCAGCAGACGGCTTCGACATCTACAATGACGGGGCAGCTATGCGCGTGCAGACTCTGTCGGACGTGACGGGGCTTCGTGAATGGATTGACTACATCCCTGTATATGTGGTGACCGATACACCAGGCAAGCAATGGCGGGTAGACCCTGACGGGTTCATCCCGATCGTCGAGGAATAGAAATAAAAACGCCGGCTTGTTAGGCCGGCGTCGTGACTCTCCCACTGGGGCATCCTGTCGTAAGACAGGCTCTGCCCCTTTTTTATTGCCCGCGATTTACCCGAGCTGATGCGTCACTTCCAGCGTCATCCACTCCAGGTGCTGGGGCTTGTGTTCCTTCCGCGTGCGAGAACTCACGGCGTACCTTCCTGCGCTGGCTGCGCGATAGCTTCGGCGGTGTAGAGACTGGGGAGGATTTCGACTGCTCGAGCCAGTCTGAAGCGGGCTCGGTTGCGGAAGCTTCCTTTGCCGGCTCGCTTGAGGCTGGCGATGGAGGGTCTGGCGGAGGGCTGACGGACAAGAGCCCGCGCATCACCGCTGCCCATTGGTCGATAGACGACGCGATCTCCGCGATTCTCTGGATCGATGCGTCGCGCAGGGCGACCTCCCTTTCGTGAGAGGTACGCAAAGCGCTGAGTTTTGCGGCGATCAGCTCCCGCGGATCGTCCGGCAGCGAGGACAGAGTTGATGAACTCGGTAATGTGCCGACAGGGCTTGTCCCCGAAGAACCGCTTGGCTCGTTCGAGGACGGCCTCTGCGCAGGCGCATCTGAGTCCGAGTGCACAGCTGAGGAGAGCGCGCGCGCGCGTTTCTCTGCACGGGCCAGCTTCTCTTGCTCCTCTCGTTGCTGAATGTCGAAGGCGTCTTCCGCCCTGATTGCGGTTGCCCATGCGATTAGCACCTTTCCCTTGATCTCACCCGGCACTAGCCAGTCGGTGGACGTGACCTTCCTACCCGAGGGCAGCACGAACGCGAGCTGCACTCGACCCTTGTTGTCCGGCGGGGAGAACCGCGTCTCCCGCAAGACCAGCGAATCACTTAGCGCCGACTGGTTCACCGGCTACACCATGATATTCGCATTGCGCTGCCCCTTGATACTGATGCGGCTGCGCAGATTGGCGCCGCAGTCCAGACACTTGAATCGATTGTAGCTGAGCGTGAACCGCTTCTCGCTCCCGTTCTTCTTCAGGTGCGTGCCACCACAGTTGCGGCACACCGGCTTGCTGGGGTTGTCCACCCATAGGCCACGGTTCGGATGGTTGTTGATCCACGGCAGGAGCTTCGTGTACAGGCGCGCCAGCAGGCGCACGTCGCCCTTGTTGTACCGCTCCATAACCCGCTGGGACTTCTCCACGCCGCCCATGACCTCGCGCCACAGCTGCATGCCCTTGTGCCTCACCTTAGAGCCTAGGCCCAGCTGTTGCGCGACGAAGTCGAGCTTGTTGCTGGCGAAGCGGAAGCGACGCCGCACCACCTGGTACAGGTCGACCTCGTGGTAGTTGCTCGGAGGCACCATACCTACCAGCACGAACTCCCGGTTGAGGGTTGGCACGTCGAACTTTTTGCCGTTGTAGTGGACCAGCATGTCCGCTTCGTTCAGCAGGGCCCACGCCTTCGCGATCATGGCCTCCGGCCCGTCGGTCCAGACGGAGTGGAACATGATCTCACGGCTGCCCTGCCAGCGCGCAGCGAAGCACAGCGTATAGCCAGGGGCCACCAGCCGATCGATCGGCACGTTCTGGTCGAACAAAGACCAGACGTATGCGACGTTCGGGGCTGTCTCGATGTCGATCTCGAGTATCTTCATTCACGGGCTCCCGGCGCCATGCCCAAGCCGAACTCCTGCTCCGCCCACAGCTGCAGCTCTGCCAGTGCGCGCCAGGCAATGGCAACGCGGTGCGGGATCTCGACCCGCTGGCCGTCGTCCAGCTCGAGGAAGTCGGACCCATCCCGCTCGAGCAAATGGCGACCGAGGCAGTCCGAATGGTCCCCGCTCTTCGAGCGAGCCCAGTGCATAGGCTGCCCGGGATTGTGCTTTTGATTACCGGCCCAGGACAGGTGGGAGACGAGCGCCAGCGCGTCCGGAAAGTAATCCAGGACGCCCCGCGTAATGGGGTATTCCTTGCGCTCAGCCGACGACATCCGCCCCAGAAGGCGCGGAGACAACGTGTCCGAGACCGTGACAGTCTGGGCAGCCAACTCGTTCGAAACCTCGACCGCGTCCCTCCAGAGGAAGTACTCCTCTTCCTGAGCACGTGCTGCATCCGCAGCGGCTATCATCGAGCTTATGTACGCATCGTGACCATTGTTCATGTAGAAATTCCTTGTTGGCTTCAGCGGTGTTGGTCTCGAAAGCACCGAAGAATCCCGGCGCGATCGAGAAGCCGTTAACATGCGTGATGGGGCGGATCGGCTGGTACACTAGTGCGGGTCCTCGTCGTTGTTGTAACTGTAGTCGTCCTGCACCGCGGTATGACGAACCGGCATAAACGATTGGCCCTGGGCATGGATAGCCTTCACGTCGGCGATGGCCTCGCGCACTTCCGGCGCCAGCTCCTCGGTGGCCTGTGCCGCCTCACGGAAGCCGTCCTTGATGCCCTTGAACATCCCACCCAGGTCTCCGCCGAACATGCGAAGCTTTTTCGTGCCGAAAATGAGGGCGACGATGATGGCGATGATGGCCAGTTGGGCAATGCCCGGGACGATGAACCCACGTTCGTACTTCATAAATTCTCCTGTGTCCGCGGCTTGAAGGCCGCTCAGCCCTTGAAGTTACCCGGCGTCGGTGTAAGGTCCCGCACCAGCGACATGAGATCTGGCCCTCCGCCGGCAGGCATTGGCACCTGCTCGAAGGGCTTGATCACCACGATCTCGCCCTCCAGAAAGGCACGTATCGTGGACGTCAGCGCGACTGTGTCGATCTGCTCGGTCGCCAGGGCCTTCTCTAGGTTGTGCACGCGCGCGTTCTTCACCAGGTGCGCCGCGTTCAGCCGGCGAAGCTCAAGCCGCTGGTTGCGGTTGCGCTCCGTGAGGCGAGCGTTGTCAGTCTTCAAGCTCGCGACGATGTCCGCGACGTTCGCGGCCTGCTCGACCGTCAGCTGGAGTGTTGTCTCGCGACCCGGCCGAGGAGCGGGAGGAGTCGTAAGGAATTGGATCAGCATGTCCACAGGCTTAGAATTCATACCAAGACCTCGGTAGTTGGCCGTCCCAGATATGGACCGGCAATTTGAAAAACTTGTGGCAGTACTCGAGCAACGTCACGCTGCGCGTGGCGCGCTGGTCTCGCTCGAGAACGAGACGTAGATCAAGGCTCGGCCCGGTTTTGAGAAACGCCCTGAGAAGGTTACGTTTGGGCCCGGGAAAATAGCCTTTAATCTCGAGATAACGTCGTTGATGGTGGTCTGAGCCTGCCACTCCGGCGGTACGTGGTGAGAGACACAGATCAGGCGTATACGTCCGGCGTTGAACAATGTCACCAGAGCCGCATGCTCCACAGCTTCCGGAACGGACATTCGTTGTGTAAGCAAAGGTATCACCTTGCGACTCGCTGCAGCGACGCACACTAACTCCAGGATGTCCGCTGATTCGTTCAAAAATGATCGCTTCCAATTTGCTTGCCCAAACATCGCCATCCTCCGTTTGCCAGCGCTTGTCGCTGCGCTTATTGGTTAGCCGCGCCATACTGCCGTCGCCTCAAATTGCGTGAGCAGACAGGCGAGGGCGTCAATCTTTCCCTCGTTCCGATAGAAGCTCTTCCACCCCATCGTAGCAGCCACAGCATGCAGCAGCTCGTGGATGAAGGTGTGCCGCATCTCCTCGTCGCTTTCGATACACCGGAGATTAAGTCGAATGCGGCAGTGGCTGGGGGTGCATGTGCCCGCCCACTGCCCCCGACGGTGAACCAGTTCAGTCGTCCAGGTCCGGCCCCCGAGCTTGAATTGGTCCGGGGGGAACCACGTCGGGCTGTATTTGGGGGCTTTCATTGAAGGCTCACCGATACGATGTAGGCCAGGAGGAGCTGCATGGCCGTCTGACCAATGAAGAACCCGATGCCTAGGCCGATACCTTGTGCTACGAGCTTCATCATGGCCGCTGCACCCGCGCGCCTTGACGATAGGCGCCCTGGACGTCGTGCCACGACACGAACTTCGTTCCGTCGCTCAGCCCGTAGTAGGACACAAGCGCCGCACTCGCACGACACGTAACCACCGTTCTGGTCTTTGTCCATTCGGGGAGCTTCCTCTCGCGAGTTTTGTCCTTCGCCACGCTGCCTCCTACGATCGCAGAAAGTTGTAGTGCTTCAGGAATGCCGCAGTCGCTTCCGACGGCAGGAGGTTCAGGGTGCGCCAGTGTTGCTTATCGATCAAGTCCTGCGCGATGGCGCGCAAGCGGCGATCCTCGTCTGCGTCACTGTCCCCAGGCCGAGAGCCTATCTCACCCCGCCGCACCTTCAGAAACCACGACTCGATGTGTAGAGCCAGGCGATCGGCCTGCCGGCAGCCGGCCGTCTTGGACGCCGGGAGGCGGAAGTAGTCCCGCAGCTCCTCTTCGAGCCTCTGCTCGAACACGCGCCAGTCGTTGATCACATCCTTCCACGGGGCCACGATGTCGCCGACGTACGCCTCGTGGGCGTCGTGCAGTAGCCCTTCCATCGGGTCTCCCAGGGCCAGCTCCTGCATCAGCAGCGCAACGATCACGCTGTGCTCCGCGACGGAGTAGAAGTGGCGGACGTGACCGTTGAAGCGGCACGTCATGCCCAGGGCATGGGCGATATCCTCGATGTCGAACGTCGGGAAGTTGATGTAGAACTGCTTGCCAGACGGGAAGCAGGTTATCGACGGGCCCCTGTCTTGCCGGTCAGTGGACTGTGCGGTTTCCATGGACTTCGACTCCTGCCGCTGCGCGGCGTTGCAACTCTGCGTTGGCGAACAACTCTAAAGCGACGATGTCCGTTGACTCCCACTCAGTGACGTTGGACCACCCAGTCTCGTCGCTGAAATACTGCAGCACCAGCCTATCGAACAATGGCCAACGATGAAACTTCTCCATATGGCACTCCAGGTGAATCCCACAACGCGCCCTCGTAAACTTGCATCCAGACGAGTCGGGCAGTCTCGAGCGCGGCGGCGTCAGGCGTCATGCCCTTCGGATAGCGATCGGGATACTTGGTGAGGGTCTCCGCGAACGTGTCGACGATGCGACCCCACACATACAAGGGCCACGACGGCGGCACAGGAAGCTCCTCGTGCTGTCCCTGCCACAAGGCTAGGAGCTTCTCCGCTTTCGCCGCGCCGATCTTGTAGCAGCCCGGAATGTTGTCGGTAGCGTCACCGCTAATGCATTGGCGCCAGAATACCAGCTCGCCCTCTTCCTGGGAAACATCATAGAAGACCTTGTCCTTGTATCCGTAATGCAGACCAGGGACTTGGTCAAGGTCCTTGTCGATGGTAGCAAGTATGAACCGCGTTCCGTCCGCCGCCAATTCCCGGCAGCGAATCGATACCTTGTCGTCCGCTTCCATCCCTGAAACAACCACAGCATTCCATCGCTCGGTGAGATAGTCGCGGAGCACCTGATAATGTACGGGCGGAGGCGGACGATCGCCTTTATAGGGCGAGATCGTTGCAAGTTGGTATCGATAGTTACCCGGCCCAGACAGATACATTTCCACGTCCGCATCGGTCACACCCAGCTCGTCGCAACAGCGACGGATGATTGAATCGATCTGTGTCTTCGCGCACTGCCGCGCGAACCCTTCGGGCTTCGCTTCGATGTGCACGGTGCGGTCAACGACCTCGTAGCCGTTGTCCTTGATGAACGTACGCGCGACGTTGCCGTCGCTGAAGGTCTCCTGATGCAGCTGGCCATCCTTCTCGAGGATGTACTCGTACGTCGACTCCTGCGATGCGAAGCCTGCGCCGTAAATTATAGGGTCACTGTCTATAATAATCGTGGGCGTACTCACATAGCTCTCCGCACGCGCTGCTGTTCAGCCCGGCGCTCAGTCCACCGACTAGGGTATTGCTTCGCGTGAGCCCTACTACACTCTCGGCAGCGATGGGACAATCGGTCGTA